GATGTAGTTTCACTAAATCCAAAATCATCATCAGCATCAGCAGTTGTTGGATTTGGTACAACTTTATATCTCTGCTCACGTTTCGGTGATTGATCTGGCAAATCTGTATATTGATCAACTTGAACAGTCTTAATAACCTTACTGGAAGTGACAGGACCATAGAGATAAAATTTTGTGGTGAAGGTTAAAGTATATATCAAAGCTCTACGAGACTCAAAATCTCCATCATAACTATCTTCATAACTTATACCATTCAAAATTATAGGAACATCTTTTTTGATTCCCATATCTGACATATCATTAATAGTCAAAGTATAATCAGGTTGAAAGTAGGGAAGAATTTGTTCTACAATCTGTAATGCGTCATCAGATTGTTTTGCCATAATATACAATTCAATATCAAGATTATATGGAACTGGCATATATTGTGTATCTAATTGTTTTGTGTTTGAACCCTTTACTTTTTTAAATTTTTGAACACGACTCAATTTTCTTACAGAATCATAAGAAAGGTTTTGAATTTCGAATCCAATACGAGGAAGAGTAATTGCAACCTGTTTTGTCAAATCAGCATCTTCACGCAAACGCACTAAAAACTTCTCTCTTGGACCATACGCAAGAGGAACCTTCATAGATTGTGTTATCGTGCCATTATTATCTTTACGAACAAGACTAATATCATTAAACAATGTTCCAAAGGCAACAATAACCTTACGAATTGTTTCGTGATAAAATTGTGTACCTAACATTATGAACTACTCCCCGCATCCCCAAATGGATTTAATTCACTAAAATCTAGAACTGTTCTACTTTGAGCTTCAAAAAGTTCGTTCTGTGATGTCTTATCTTGATCAAAGTCTCCCACTATATAGTCTTCCTGTATGAGATATTCTGCATCACCACTATCAGCAGCCCGCTCAAGAATAATACTTTCACCAACAGAAGTGCTATCATTCTCACCAACTATATTATCGCCGTCTGTCTCTTCAAGTAGCAACCCAGAAGAAACATCGTCATCAGTAGCAATCTCCAATCTTATCTCTTCATTAACAGCAGAAGATTGTTCCAGAGTAAACTGATAGATAAGTGCATCTTGAGATTGTTCAGTTTCAATTGCATCAATACCCGAAATACCAGTATCAACAATTTCAGAACTATAATCATACAGACGGCATCTTAGTTTATATACTGGATTATTATCTAATTGATAAAATGGTTCATCATGATCCACAAAGTTTATCTGAAACATCTTATCCAAAACTGGATGATAAATTGCATCACCTTCTTGTGGCCTATCAGAATCCGTTGCAGCTGTATCTTGTATGATATAAAACTCATTACCACTTTCTTCAGATAATATTCTTCCTGTATTATCATCTTCTAAAACTACCTTCTCTCCACTTTCGTCAAAAATAAAACTTCTTGTAGCTGTACTTAATGTTGATGATAATGATGATTGATCTGTGGTTCCAACTTCTAATTGTATAGAACCACTGGAAGATGTATCTGTTCCATCTTGAATTTGTATCTGCCTATCTAATTCTTGAAATCTTTCTTTATTTACAACGAAAGTTGCTTCACTTAAATTTTGCAAACCAAACTGATTCATTAATTCTTTTTCGCCAGCAAATCCACCATCTGCATCTTCCATATACATCTCTATGGGATGCTGCGTTCTAAATTTTGAAAGAGAATCTTCACCCAAAATTGTATCTTCAGCAACAAGAGTACGATCCATGTAATAAACATCATGACCATATATTTGAATTGCTTCTTTTACAAGATCACTATATAAAGTTCTCTCAGCTGCTATAGATGTAAAATTGCTTGTATGAAATGCTGTATTAACTGCCATTCACTTATCCAACCATATAATTTATCGGCAACTCAAAGGCAAGTTGAATTTCTTCTTCAAGTTTGTTTTGTTCTTCTAGTGCTTGAGTGTATAGGGTTTCACCATTCATAGTTACTCCACCAAGCATAGTAACTCCACCAAATTTACTAAGGTTTGCTCCCCATTGTTTTTTGATAAGGGCAGTTGCATATCTTTTCAGATAAATGTCATCGTATATATCTGTATATGTAGTGGGGTCTAGTTTTCGATAGCATTCAATGATAAGATAATCAACGTCAGCTGTTACTTTATTTTCCCAATCCATATCAACATAAAGACGATTTTGATGCTGATTAAATCGAATAGGAGTTTCACCGATAAGAATATGATGTAATAAATCAATATTATTCATCGTCATTTCATATTGAATAACAGACGTTGAAGATAAATCAAAAAGATCATTTAATCGTAACTGATAGCGAATATCAAACATACTACTTCCACCGCCAGTATCAGTGAATGGAAATACTTGTACAACAGATACAACTGCACTTGGAATTGGAATAAAGTTTTTCCCTTCTTTCCAAGTAGCAGTTATTGAACTATCAGCAGTATCAGTTGCACTAGTTGATGCATCAGAACGGGCCCTAGTCACATCATCAGAAGTAATGAGATGCTTGAGATACATTTTCTCAATACCATCATAATGATATTGTGCAAAGTATTGAAGTGCTTCATCCAAACGATCATCAGTTTGATCATCGGATACATTAATATCAATAACTCCGAATCCAAGTGCTCTAAGACAATAACTTTTTAATGTAGTTTTTGTTGTAGGTACAGCCATACTTATATTCCTTTTCTACATATTTATATGTACTGTATCTCCAAGTTATGAATAATTCCCTACCAACTCCTTGAGAAGATTTTTAATTTCATGCATTTCTGTTTTAAGATGATTTATTTCTCTTGTTGTATCTCGTATCTCATCTCTTTGTTTTTGTGCATCAGCAGCACGTTTTCTAGCCTGTTCATATGCAGTTACATTACGATTGATAATGGCCTGAGAATTGTTATCTCTTACTAAATCTGGATGACCTTCAACTGGTATATAAGATTCTTTCATTTTACGTTGCCAATGCTAAAATCCTTAAATCCTTTAATCTTGGTGGTGTAGATGTATTTGTTCCTTGCATAATAATTTTAATTTGAAAAGATATAAATTCTTGCAAAGGTGTGCCAATACCATCATCAGTCACACCAGCAGTATAAAGGTAATCTTGAAAATCATTTATATCAGCAGATGGTTGAACTGTAGTATCAGCAGAACCATCATCATTAAAATATCTAAATCCTAAACTCTCAAAATCAACTGATTCATCAGCACCCAAAACTTTGTACATAACTTTAATATCATTTGTAGATGGACGATGTGCAGCAAACAAAACTTTCAAGCTTGTTGCAAGATTTTCAAGAGTAACTTGTTTTGTAAGATAGATTGCAGCATTTTGATCACCAGCTGCTTCAGTAGATGCAACATATTCTGAAGTTGGATAAACATCGGAAGATGAATCAATATTATTAAGTCGATTTGATATTGCAATTAAAGATTTTCTATCAAGATCAATCACAGGAGAAAGTGAAGTAGTGAGTGATTGCAATGTAAGTTCTGTTTGATATGATCTCAAAGAAGATAACTCATTCGTTTCATTAATTGGTGAAGCTACCATGTGAGGAAAATCAAACCTGTAGTTATCATTTAATGGATATATTACATCAGGTACAGCTGTTTTGTTGCTCCGACCACTCGTAAATGATGTTTGCGTTCCACTTGGGCTTGTTCCAGATGTTGTTATTGCTTTTGAACTAATAGAAGTATTTTGCAATTCCAATGCACCTATAATGGTTTGCATATAATCCATCAACGCATTTTCAGTTGCAGTTACAGAAGTACCGCCAAATTCAGTTGTACCAGCAGACCCGTCAGTTACAGGAGTTGTGGTCAACGTAACTGTATAACTATCAATTTCTATATTAGCAAGTGCAGTATGTGTTTTGTTAATCTCCGTAAATGGAATTTTGTTTGCTTGATACAAATACACAGTTGCGCCATCAGCATGAGTTGCAGCAGTTGTGCTATCCACACCCCTTGAAAGTCCCGATACAGCATTTGAACTAATTGTAGTATACGTCATAATCTCATCATCAATTTTAATATACCAAAGATTATTAGCTAACTTTGAATATTTACCAGAGGTATCATCGAAACTTGTTCCACTTGTTAAAGTTAATGTAGTTATTGCAGCAGTCATTGCGCCATTAAGTGTTGTTGAAGCACCAGACACCACTCCACCAATAGTTACATTATTGCTGGTAGCATACATATGATGATCTTGATGCTTAATTTTTAATGTAGTAGTTTCATCCATAAT